CCCATCCTGAGAGTTACCTACTCCACCAAATCAGAAGATTTGGGCCACCCCCGCTTCCCAGCGGGGGTATGACGTCGGGGCGAAACGCCCCTTGTCGGTCCACCCGAACCAATCCCAATATGGGATAGACTTGGTCCGGGTGCGCCTGGGAAGAACCTCACCTTGGTATGGTCTACGATTTATGAGGTCGTAGCCTGCCTGCTCGCTCATTGTCAATGAGACAGCGGTTAAAAAGGTTTTCTCAGGGTTGTGCGCATATCCTCCTAGATAGGAGATCTCCCAGCCCCACGGGTTAAACCCGCGGTAGCCAAAGGACCTCGCTTCTCTAAGGTCTCGTGGCACCTTTTGAGCCGTTGAGACAGGTGTTAGATATTTATACACCTGCCACCAACGCTCATCCCATTTGTCGGGCGCTTTACTAACTGGCACCTTAAAACCGACGTCGTCTGCTTCGCTAAAGGGCACAGGTAAAAACCTGGCCATCTTGCTTAGCAAATACAACGTTCGGCCTATAGGAAGCTTGTTTTCGGCGCTCCAACGGGTAAGGCGATTAAAAGACGAATATACGTCTTGAGGAGTCTCTAACGATCCGATGTAAACCGGTCGGACATTGCTGCCCTTCCAGTAATCGTAACCACAAGACTCGCGAAAGGAACCACAGTTAAACGACTTGCTTTCGTTTACGGCAAAACCGAGACGATTAAGCAACTTAGTCAGAGTGTCGAAGCAGTCCTTGCGGACTACAAGATCATCTCCAAACACAGCTGCGTTAAGCTCAGTCCCGCTCCAGAAGCTTGGGTTGACACCCTTGCTAATGTAAGTGGCTCGCAACGCACACCCAAAGATGATTGTTTCGAGTGGGAACGTAAAACCGTTACCCATCGTACTCACCATCCTCAACTCCTCTTCATGTCCATCTGGGTAACGGACAATCTGCGAACGGAATCTCTTCAACCAACGAGTAAACATTGGAGGAAAAGCCCACTCACACAGACTCATTGAGATGCTATCACTTGCAGAGCTTAGGTCTAAGGTACCATAGGTACCGTCAACCGAACCCTGTCTCGTGAGTGATCGATTCACGTCTGGTTGCTTGGCTAGGCTGATGCCTAGTTTGGCTTCCATCCGCTCTTCCAACCACGTACCTAAAGCTTTCTGCATCAACATGTTCAGCAGAGGCTCGGTACAGCACGTTCGGGATATCTCCGAGTTTTTAGCTACTGTGAACAGCGTATTACCGCTGACCATCACGGGTTTAAACGACTCGGCCCAATGCTGCATAGCCTGGACCCACGTGTTGCTCCCAGAGACGGCGGCCCTAAATAGGGCTAAGACGTAAGGCTCGGTGTAGCTATGGTTAGAGTCAAAGAGCTTCGTATAGAAGTTTCGACTCGTCGCCATTCGACTCGCACCTGGGCCCGCTGCAAAGTGACCCCGGATATATTCAAGGTCAAAATTACAGCCGTCAATCTCGAAATCGGTGATCTTCCATACTTCATCTCTAAAGAGAGAGAGCAGGTAAGCCATCGACTCACTATCCCCTTCGTTAGGGGGGTCAAATCCGATCGAGGCATTCAATTCTCCGAACTTTATGAGGGTTCGTTGAACGGCCTCTTCCGTCTGACCATCCGGCGCCAATTTTTTATAGAGCGCCGAAATTTGCAAAGCAGCAGCCACTTGTTGCTCCGACCAACCCTCAGCATCCGCTTGCGCGGTACTAAAGGAGGCTTCACACCAGGTAACTGGTAGCCAACGAGATAGATCTTCTATAAGCGCGGTTTTAACCATCGCGTAATCACGCATAGGAGTGCCTTATAAGTAGCTAGCCTCTGATTAAAGAGGACTAACGGAGCTATCGGTAAGTGCGACTGACCCAGGCTGCAAATTTCTTCACAGACCTGAGCGTCTTGCGATCCCGCCTTTTGGGCAGTACTTCTGGGAAGAAGTTGATCGCAAAACTGTACGGCATCAGATCCCAAGGGACCTTCTGCCGAACCGAAAGGGAATCCTTCACAGGACCCCTTGGACAGTCGTATCACCGATACCCGCCGTAGCTTGAGCGATGGCACCAAAGTGCATCGACAAAGCTGCTCGGATATTGGCCGCATCGGCCACATCCGCTCCCGCCGGAACTTCGATCACCGTGGTGACCAGCATGTTCTGAATCGGCTGCCCCGCGAGGGGGGTAACACCTTTCCGCGTAATGAACTTGTACACGTTCCGAGGAACGCGCGCAATTAGACCAGTCGTCGGGTTCGGTTTCCCGAGACCTTGATAGACGACCGGTCGGAACATCGCGGAGGTGAAGGGAGACGACACGCTGGACGCGGTAACACCGGTCTGCGTGCCACCCAAGGCAGTGACTGCGTATTGACGTGAATTCGCCGAAGGACTCGTGTCCAGAGCGATAGTATACGTCGGCGTGGTCAAACCTGTCTGAGCTGCCCCTGTTACCGGGGTCGTAAGTGCAAAAGCCATTTAGGCCTCCATAGTTTTAGGCTTTACCTCTTTAGGAGAATTAACCCTCAGAGCGTATTACCAGGCAGTCGCGTATTCCGCGACAAAAGTGATCTCTCATTGCTCTTCCATAGAGCTAGCATGTTGACGTACTTCATAGGGCTCCCGGGTAGGGAGATTTCTAAAGTAGGCGCCAACGGCAGACTCGTAGAAGCGCGAGAGACCGATGTCAGTGACATAGTGCTTTTCCCGATCGTTCCTGGATCTTCCCAGAATTCAGGGTCCGAGTTAAATGGGCCTTTACCAACCTTATAGGTCGCATAACGGATTGTTTCCAATCTGTCAGTACGCACTACAAACTTGATATCGTCCCGACTCGTACACCCGGCCTGGATGACCTCACCAACATTGGTGAAATAGTCCACTAAAAAGGACCATGGAACCAGTTCCCACGCCGTAGGGATGAATTGTTCGAGCGTTAACCCGTTCAACTCTCTCATTCTTTGTGTAGAACCAAGATCAGCGGACATAGTATGATCTAAAGTGACTCTATATCTCACACTTTGGGTTGTAGTTGTTCTCTCGTTCATAAAGACACAGGAGTAACTGCCCCAGTAATTGAAAGCAGAGCCATCTCTGACCTTAACATCCGAACCGTACCCGGTTACTCGTTCTCGACGTTTATCGTCGGAGTACCGGGCTATGGCTTCAGCTGCGCTCTTGACGTCACTAATCAAGGGCTTCAAGCCGAATGCAACCTCAAGCCAAGTGTCTGCAGCAGATCGCAAGAACGCGTCTAACTGCTTCGCACCGCCACCAGGACGAGTACCAGCCTTTCGGGAAGTTTTCCCAAGCTGTTTAAAGTACTTATCCACATACTCACGTGCACTCTTGAAAGGGTGCTTGAGCTGCTTGATGGTTTCTCTGAGCTCTCCCAAAGCCGTGAGGCCCTGAAACTGAGTGCGTTGTTGTCTTACAGCACTCAAAGCTCGGATTATAGCTTGATTATCAGCCGTAGCAATCGAAGTTCCACCGACAATGGAGGGGACCCGGATATAATCGGGATCAACACCTCTAATGTTCTCAGAATACTTCGACCACTGCTGTCCAGGATGGTTATATCCAACGTTACCGTTGAACTCCTGGGCAGCAATCTGCCTAAGGCGAACCCCCGACATAGCGGTTGTAGCGTCACCACCACTTTTGATGATGGAGCGCCAGTTGGGATTACTAGTACCTGTCCGAAAGTCAGAATAAACGACTGAAGACGTGTACACGTTACCCAGATTATAACCCGCGTTACCTGTCCATTCGTCAAGCCTCTGTAGTACAGAGACTTTACTATGATGCGAATGAGTGGTAAATTTAGTCGGCATGGCAGATCCTTTCGGATGATAAGTCCGAAAGCGAAAGGAAATAATACCCCTTTCGAACGTTATAACGCCTTCTCACTGGGCGCTAAACAGTGAAGGTCCCCCCTCGAGGCCTGTCTCGGATGAAAGTCCGAGATTAGGTTGCCTCATCAAGCTCTTTCGCAGGATTTTACCACACAGTATACCCTAGGGTTATCAAATGTGGTGTCTGCGGGATAGTCATTCTCAATCTCAGGCCTCAACCGAGGTGCCAGCCCTTTCAAGCTGACACTCCAGTAGTCGGTCACGGGAGAAAGAATGGTAGGAGTTACACCTACTGATGATGCGGAGGGG